TCACTCATTGGAATTGATCTCCTCCACGAGTTTCTGATACAGCATGACTTCTTCAATCAGTTGTTCCTTCGTAGGATCCCAGCGATGTACTCCCTTATAGTGCTCTGGCATGAGGTAAATGTTGCGTGCCTCTTCCAGTTTCTTTGTCATCTCTGGATCTTCAATGAACTCCTTCGTGGTCGTGGCCTTCTGAAGTTCATGGCCGATGCGAGCGGCCTCATCGAACAGATACTTGTTCAGCTGTTGCGCATCACCTGTAACCTGCGACCTGATGTATTTCTCAAGAAGCATCTTCTGAGACGAGATGAGAGACTTCGAATACTTCTCTTCGAAGCGCTTCGTCATCATCTTCATCACTAGTGAATCGATGTCATTCTTGGCCGGCTGCCTTACAGAGTAGTCGCCCTTTGTGGTCATGTACTGGATCAGTCCTTCTTCCAGTTGGATCTTGGCCACTGACTCTGACAGCATTGCGTCGCCGCGGCAGCCATCGATGACCATCTGGACAGAAGCCAGAAGTCGATACTCTGGAACTCTATGCTCGCCAAAGAAGTCCTGACCGAAGGTGTAGTTGATGTCCTTGATGAGGTTCGACTTCTTGATGTCGATCTTCTTCACATCCATCTTCTTGGCCTGCCTCTGGACTTCAACCAAGATTCTACGAGCAGCATTCTCGGTCACACCTCTGGTATTCTTGACAACATCAAAGAGCTCTCGCTCCTCTGCCAGAGTAGACCCCTCAGAGTAATACTTCTTCAGAATCTCAAGAGTCTTCTGGTAGACAGCCTTGTCCTTCTCGACCATAGCAGTCGATAGGCGTCGAACCAGAAACTCGTAAACGAGACCGGTGTTCCGCTTCTTGTTGTGTTTGAAAGTCGCCATTCTGGGCGTCTCCTATCTTGGCCTCGGGATACTTAGGCCGAAAAGCCTGTTATGTCTTCTTCTTGATGTCCTTGAGTTCGGCCAGCAACTCATCTGTTTCGCTCTCGAACCGTTCTGTATGGTCCTTCATCACATCACGCTTCCTAACTTCTTCGGCAGAGATGTGACCACGTGCTATCCTCTTGAATACCTGCATTGGATCTCTGGCCGAAGGCTTGTGGCCCTTCCGAGCATTATGGAACTTCGGAGTGGCCGAAGCCAGTTTCATAGGATTGTCCATCTTCCGATTTGGTGCCTGCTTCATTCCAGTCGGGTCCTTGGAGCCTATATTGGTCTTCTCTGTGACCTCTGCTTCACCCATAACCGGGCCAGGTATGGATAGGCCAGCGTTCTCAGGGGGAGGCATCGGAGGGGCCTCTCCGCCTCCCGGAGGTGGTTCTCCACCTGGTGGCGGCTCACCACCTCCACCTGGAGGACCACCGAGGGTGTCGGGAAGTTCTCCTTCGCCTCCCTCTTCGCCTTCTGGAACTCCCATGTCCATTCCTGGTAGCTGGACCTGCTCGAGGTAGAGGTCCTCGATCTTGTCGAACTTCTTACCTTCACGGATCTGGTCGACCTCTTCATCAGACAGTTTGAAGATGCGCTTCCAGATGAATTCACGGTCGAACACACCTTCCTGAGCAGAGGAGGCAATCTCAAGCTTCGTGCGCCAGAGCTCGAGATACTGCTGCTCAGCGATGATGCTGGAGTTGGCGAGCTTCAGCTCGAAGTCTACAAGGTCTTCTCCGCCGTATCCAAGGAGGAAGAGGTGGATGATAGCAATCTTGTTCAGCTCAGAGATTACTATTTTCTGGACTCTGTCGATCGTGCGAGCGAAGCGAACATCCTGCTGAGCCAGAGTAGCCTTAGAGCCAAGCTCTGCCTCATACGAAAGATAAGCCTTCGGAATCTTGAGGGCGGAGAAGAGCTTGTTTTGGATATACTGGACGTCGTCGATATCACCGGTAAATTGTCCGCCAGCAAGGGTAGAGATATCTGACGAGCGGTCGCCACGTACCGGGATGAAGTAGTCCTCATCAACCGAGAGAGGATTATATCTGAGGTCGACTCTGCCTGTGCCTGGGTCAACGATTTGTTGACGCTTGAGAGCACTCTTGACTTTTTCGATGAATTCATCTACCTGCTCCGGTGGGATGTTTCCCACGTCAATCTTGAAAACGCGACGCTCAGGAGAACGGACGATGCGATAAACCAACATCGCGTCCTCAATGAGGATCAACTGACGCCAGATACGACGGGCTGGCTCAATGATAGAAGAGCCATAAGGCAGGAAGTTGTCATTACCCAACATCCGGACGTGGATGATCTGCCAGTTTTCCAGGATCATGTTGCCCTGGGTCAGCCAGCGGAACCTTACTGCGAACGGGTCCTTCTTATCGTACCCCTCCTCTCGCTCGATCTCGTTAATCGGGATCGGCAGCATGTTGAGGACGCCGTTCTGTTCAGACGCATCCACGAAAAGGATGAAGTCGCCATACTTCACGAGGTTGCGCACCCACGACCAGATGTTAAACTCGATGTTGAGGACGTCGTAGAAGAGAGTTTCCAGGACTGACTTCACTTCCTGGTTCTTCGTCATAATCTGCAGCACTTCACCGTGCTCATTCTTTGCTGTTACTTCGTCTGCGTAAATGTCAAGGGCTGATGCAATCTCAGGAGTGAACTCCATCTCTGAGTAGTCAGCATAGCGTGATAGCCTCTCATACTGTCCGTATGATGCTAGCGAATGGACATAGAGAGAACTGATTTCCTTCTTGTATGCACGAGCGGTGCCCTGCGGCTCTTGGTATTTTTCACCAGCAGCGATCTTGTGCCTGATGACAGGACCAGACCTGAAGAGACGTGTAAGTCTCTTCCAAACGCTCTCTTGCGGTGCGGGACTTTGGATCGATTCCTCAGCCATTGTTTACTCCTTACTTGTAAAGCCAACTGAAATCTGCTACTCTATTTCCTGGAAGACGTATCTTCATAGGAATAGGATTTTGAGATGCAAACACACCAAGATTGTGTGTCGGTACTAGCACTGGGTCCTTGCATGCACCCTTGATGTCTGTGTTCACATGACCAAAGACCTTCATAGCGCCAAGCATAATCTTGTCTAGGTTGGCGGCCGCCTCACCTGGCATAATGAATGTATCGCGAATCCAGCAGCCCTGGGCAGTGGAAGAAACTGTATCATCATTCCAGCCCTTCATAGCCTGGGGTTTACCGTTCTCCCAGACAAATGTTCTGGCTTCCATGACGAAACGCTTTGAACGAATCTTGATAATCCTGTTGCGCACGAATTCTTCAAGTTTTGAAAAGACAAGCGGACGAAGTTTCTGCGATTGCGTAAATCCAATGACCCGGTCCGCGTTCGACGGACCCCAGGCGGAATGCACGGCTTCACCTGCTCCATCATTTCCGCGGGCCGAATAATAGACATTCTCGTATTGCAACATCCTGATGTGCTCTAGGCATGCCATTCCGATGTTGTTGTTCTCTACAACGAGAAGTGCCTTATTGTACTTGTTGCCGAGTTCAACCAGGAGGCGAGCATACTCCTCAACTGGGATCTTTCCGTAGTACTCTGCGCATTGCTCCATGGTGTCTGTGTCCCACACAGAGCACGCGCTGTTATCCTTACCATCTCCACGGGCGACGTCAGCAGAGATGAAGTAGCGCTTTCCAGCGGCCGGTTCCCACCAGGTCCACAGACCCTTGTCCCAATGGCTCTTGGAGATAGGATCGATGACGCCTTGCTCGACCTCGTCAATCTGCTCTGGAGACAGGAACGTCTCACCTGATGCATTGAAGTTGCATTCAAGTTCCTGAGCAATCTCACGAGGAGACATGTTCGTCTTCTTGATTTCAGACCGATACCAAGGAGATGTCTTGAAACCAGGACGATCTGGGTCATCCTCTAGGCCTTCTGTTCGCTCAGGATGTACCCACCACATCAGCATATTCTGGTGAAACTCATTCTCACCATTCTCTGCATCGACATACAACTTGTGAAATAGATTGCCGACGCCATTTGGCGTGGAGAGGACGATGATGTTGCCGCCTGCTGTTACCGTAGGAAGCAAACCTGTCCACAGATCTTCTAGGTTTTTGACGAATGCAGCTTCGTCGATAATCAGCAGCGAGAGAGCTTCTGATCGACCGGCGTCATCTGATGTCGCGATGGCCTTGATCTGGCTTCCATTGGAAAGTTCCACGGACAGCCTGTTGTTTGTAATCTCGGATGCAATCTTAAGCCAGTCAGGCAGCTTCGCAAGCGCCATCTTGACCTTCTTGATGATGTTCTTCGCCGTCTCAGCCTTGGAGGCCATGACGAGGATGTTCTTATTCCTGTGAAAGAGCATCAACCAGACTGCGTAGCTGGCTGTGATTTCTGAGATACCCAACTGACGAGCCTTCAGAATGACATTAAACCTGTGGTCAATGTAATCCTGGATCAGAGTATCTTGGTAGTCGAACGTCCTAAACGGGATGAGGCCCCGGACAGGGTGCTGGATCCGCACATACGTGTTGATAAAGTAGTGGGGATCCTTCCCACAGCGGATTATCTCCGCCTTGAGGGCCTCAGCGTTCGCCATGTTCACACCCTTAGAAGCCGAGCTTATAGAAGCGCCAGGCCTGGTAGGTGTAACGAATATTGAGGCTCGTCTTGTTCGCGGCCGAGTTGGCGAGTTCCTTCTGCTCTGTGAGCTTCAGGGTCTTGCCTGAGCGTTCCTTGAACTCCTTCTTAAACATGGCCACGGTCTGCTTGAAGATCTCATGGCACTGTTCCTCTACCTGCTGGCGGCGGGAGGGAAGGTCGACAACTGTGGTGGTGTAGAAAATCTTGAAGAGATCGCCGGTCATCGCCACACGAATTGCATGGGCGGGACTGTCACGAACGATGTCTGCTTCGATCTGCTTAAGGACCTTGAAAGCCTCGTTAACGCCAAAATCAACGTCGCTATACCCGGCCACTTCAAAGGTCTGGGGTTCCTTGTTCACTTTTCTGGCTCCTATTTCTAGTGATACAACTCTAGATACCTAGAAGCCGGGGGCAGATCATGCCCTAATCTTTCATGAATTCCTTATACTTCTTGAGATCGTCCTCCGAGGGTCTCCACCCTTCCTTCCATTTACGAATTTTCTCAGGTCTATCTTCCAGAAACCAGACATGACAGTCTATGCAGCAACCATAATCGTAGAATGTGTATGTTGATCTTCCCTTCATTAGTCCGCCGCAGATAGGACAGAAAGAAGGAACCCTAAGGTCTTGATTACTCAATTCTTTGGTCATGGCTTGATCACCCAAAATGTCAGTCGCCCAACTTCGTTTGCATTTCTGGTGATGATCGCCGTGGCTACTCCGTCAGACACAGATCGATCTATCACGAAACTCACATTGAGTTTCCTGCCCCATTTTTCAAGTTTATATCTCATGCGGACCCGGTCCGAGTCGATCATGTCAACTTCGAAATCTTGTCCAGATTTACATGTGCGAGGGCTCAGCACGATCTTGAAATGAAACTCACCCATCTCTGGGTAGGTCTCATCCATACCATAGACTTGAAACTTGGCAGTGGCCATGCTTACTTCTTCTTGAACGGCGCCCAGGAGAAGTTTAGACCGTAGAACACGCTTCCGCCATTTCCTGATGTGGCTCCCCAGATGCTGGGACCGAAGTCGATGTTGCCAAGTTCGTAGGACAGGCCGGCCCCACCGAGGACACCAGAACCTACTCCGAAGTCCATGTGAAGCTTGAGCTTCTCATACCAGCGCTCGTCTAACGGCTCCATATTGACTGCGGTAGAGACGATGTCTACTGAGATGTTTTCATCATCAGGAGGCTCAACTGTGACGAACGAGCGCCATGTCTTGTCCTTATCTCTGGTGAGAGCGAGGTTCAACTTCAGCGGTCTACCGCCAGGTCCTAGAGCAAGACGAACCTGCGTCTGCGGATCTGCTGTCATTAGGTAAACTGTCGACTTTACAAGACCGAAATCTTGCTCTGCAGTAAGCGGGTTTTGTTGCGGAGTGCAAGCGATAGGTCCAATAGGAGACCACCAGTCTGGTGGATGCACGTCGGTGTCTGGGTGTGTCTTCACATAGACGTTATACTTCTTGCGCCAGGTGATTGCGAGTTGCTCTGCCGTGATGACATCGAGTTTTTGCTTTTCGATTGTCTTCTGGAGTTCTGTGTTGGTCGCCTTCAGACCAGAAATTTCCATGGTAAGGCGTGTAAATGTCCCCTTCACAGTCTCGATAGTCTTGTCTGCTTGTGCAAGAGCATTGCGCAGCTTTGTCAAGTCTGTCTCATACCGAGTGTATCTGATGTACCCAAAGATCGAGATTGCAATGATCAGGGCTATCAACACGAAGTTGATGTATTTTGAAATCTTGTCCACACTGCACCAGCCTTTCTTATACCTTCGCAGCAGCCTTCAGGGCTTCCTCTTCTTCATCATCAACGCCATCATCATCCTTGTCTACGAACTTCTTGTCTGTGTACTTACGAGCCACATAGGCAGTCAGTGTCGGAGTAAGGAGAGCGGCGATAGTGGCAGGATCGATAGGCGCGATTGTATAACCCTTGAAAGTCATGCCACCGAGTAGAACCTTGAAAACTACAAGGGCAAACGCAACGACCGAGAATGTCAGCATCGTATCTGCTTGGCCCTTCGCATCGCGAATCCAGACCCATTTCACGTTCATCTTCATTTACCCTCCGATCTCGACGTGGGCATATCCCTCGTCGTCTGCAGTAATATCAATCATGTTATCGACCATGTCCTTCATCAGATCTGTATGGCTGATGACAATGACATGATCGAAGACCGACTTTAAGTAGTCAAACATCCTCTGAATAGACTCTAGATTCTGAGGATCTAGCTTGCCGAAGCCTTCATCGATGATGAACATGTTGCTTCGAGGAAGATTACTGATGGATAGCAGAGCAGATCGGATTGCAACAGAAGCCAGGAACTTTTCGGCCCCAGATCCAAGCTCAAGTAGCCTTGATTTATACTGCCCGTATTGTATGTAAAGCCTGATTGACTGGTCTTCTGGGTCGTATTCAATGTATACTCCGAACTCTGTGGCCGAACTGAGGATTTTGTTGATCTCCTCGTTGATCAGCGGAAGTTTCTGCGTCAGGACTCTGAGGGCAATTCCATCCTTGCCCATGGCGTTAGTGAAGTGCTCGTAGGCAGAGCACGTATCACGGACCTCTTTCATCTTGGCAATCTCTTTTTCCAGACGCTCGACGTCGGTCTTTCTGGCACCCATTGTCTGGTGAAGCTCTGTCAGATTACCATCCCAGGCTTTCTGACCCTTCTCCTGATCTGCCAGTTTATCCTTCAGTTCTCCGATCTCGTGCTGTATCAAATCATTCTTTTCGAGATCCCTCTTCACCTGTTCGTAGCGTTCTAGTTCGACCTTCGCTGTCTCGAGCTCTGCCGATAGTTTGGCAACCATCAGGTTCGCGTTATCAAGTTCCAGACCTCTGATTTTCAGCTTGCCCCGCAACTGTTCGTATTCCTCAGAATATGTGAGATGTTGCACACGCTGCGCCTCGTATGGCTCAAGCTTCATGATTTCTGTACGCAGGTGAATGGCCTCCGTATCAAGCTCGATCACTTCCTTGAGGTGCTCCGGCAACTCCTTCTGGGCCGTAAACGCATTTACCAAGAACTGACAGTCTGGAAACTGATCGCCGCATGGAACTCTGTCGAGCAACGCAATCTGCTTCTT